GTTGTATAGTCACATAATTCACACACATATATTTTCGCATTTTTTTCGCAACTTTTTTGCAACAACATTGGTAGTATATATAGTAAAATATAATATTTCCTAAACCTTTTTATATAAAATATATATTTCCCAAAAAAAAAAGTTATGCAGTCAAAATATTTCACGGATTTCACTTTTGTCTACATAAGCCAAAAAAACACCCCCTTTTCGGGGAGTTAATTCGTATAAGCCTTTTTTGGACATTTATTTTTGTCCAAAAAGGAAAAACCAAACGACTTTTGGAAAACGATACTTTTTTCCTTTTATATATATTATTGATTTTCATACTTAAAGACACTTACATACCAAGTTTCTTTAAGCTAATTTATAAATTACTCCCCTTCACCGTTCTAAGTAGCGTACATCAATCCACAATTACCTCCCACGAAAGTGACCATATTTATTCTCTCTTCAAAGAAAATCAGATTGTAATTATAATCATAAATTCTCCATGTCGGCTTGTTAATACCTATTATATTGCCTGATTGTGGGTCGCAAATAACCAAAGATTGAGCTTGAGGATCTAATGGCGGGACTATCGTAACTAATTCCAGTTCAATTGTTGAAAACATACTCATGTTAATTGCGCCAGACGGTTGTAAATCAAACGGTGATGTATGCAGCCCAAAATTGTAACAATATAGTCCATCTGGGGCGTTACCAGCGGTACGAATGTATTTTTCAATATAGTTATACACTCCACTTGGTTGAGAATTTTCTATGTATGCGCCGTCCAATAAAATACCCATATTCAATAATATGTTTTTTTGATTTTCAAAATTATAAATTCCAGTAATGTAGTTTCCAGTTGATTTACCGTTTGCGTTTACACCTGGCCCAATATCAACTACTATAGTAGAACCATCTGGGTTTGTTCTTACAATTTCAAAAGTTCCAGATGATAATGCTGGGGTAATATCAATTGGTAAATATCTATATGGCCAGTTTGTGTAATTACTCCATTCGTTTCTTAAATTTGCATCACTTCGTTGCATGTAAAACATATACGTGGATATCATACCAACTGAATCCAACTGAACTTTATTCGACCCCGTCACATTATAAAAAATATTTTCACGAACTTGTTTGAACAAATATTTCTGTTCTTGAAGCGCAAATACTCTAGACTCGTCGTTAGATAGAAAACAATATGTGCAGTTTAAATGCACATCTGAATTCCACAACGTTCTTGTATCTAAATAAGAACCGACTCCCAATTCAACATCAGGTGGTGTTTGTAAAAATCGATAAAATTGCATGTAATATTGATTAAAATTTGGCGCAATATACGGATAACTATTTGCACTGTCCATAACATCACGAATTTGAAATAGTTCTTGTATAGGACGCATTGTTACATTTATCTGCAGTTCATTATATTGAAGTGCTGTTAAAGGAAACGCCATTTGACTCTTCATATTGAACCATGCATTCATTGGAATATATAATGTTCTGGCACGGATGGAAGGCTCGGCTCCAGCGGGATCGGGTGTATAATACGCATTTGGATACGCATTTACACGAGTACCAGAATTAGCAGGATCATTTAATTCCGGTACATTCCCAATCATCTTGTCGAATAGTGCCTTTTTTTCAGCTGAAAAGTCGCGTTGGACCATGGCGAGCAAATATGCACCCGAAAATTCTTGTAGTGTTTGATTTCCGCAAGTTATGGTAATATTTGAAATCATTTGAGCGCCGATATTTTCAATCCAGCGAAATTCATATGGTGCCCATACGCCTGAATTTGTAGCTTCTGACTCTTGGTCTGTATTTGGTGGCATAATAGGCGACCAAATATTTGGGAGTTCTACACTGATATAACAATCATTCAATAAATCTGCATATCTTTTTACTTTAAATGTGAATATGGATTCTTCGGATAACCGTAATGTGCGCGCTCCCTCAAAATCTAACCGGAATTTTTGAAGTGCAAAATTAGTATAACGCATCCAGGTCGATTTCCAAAATGATTTTTGTGGTGTTCCAGTTAAAATGATATTTTGTTGACTTTGTGAGACAAGTTGTAATAAACCGCCAGCCATATTTAGTTATACTATACAAATAATATATATTTATACCCTTTTACCTTTTTGGACATTATGTTTTGTTTTGTTTTGTTTTGTTTTGTCTAAAAATATTTTTATAATTTTTATGTATTTATAATTATATAATTATACTATAATAATAAGATATAGACAATATGCTAGTAAATCCAAAATCATCAAACGCAATAGAAAATACGATGAACAAAATATTGGCACTTAAGGAAGATACAGCCGCAAATATAATATTAGCATTTATCATACTTATTGTCATTTTTGTAACAATATATTTATGGCGTATGTCGAAGCTACAAAAAACAAATTGTTCAGCAATAGATAAACTTTATTCTAAAATAAACGGAAGTATTACTTCTTTAAATAAAAATGACCCTAACTGCAATTATTTATTTAGAGATTATTATATCAAAACCGCATATAATTGCTGTAGCACAGGCACATATAAAAATGATTTTGTATCAACGTGCGCTCTTAAAGATATTTTGAAACAGGGTGTTAGAGGATTAGATTTCGAAATATATTCGGTGAATAATCTACCAGTTATTGCAACAAGCACAGTAAAAAGCAATTTTGTTAAAGAGACATATAACTATGTTCCGGTGTCAGAAGCTATGAATATTATTGCTAATTACGCGTTTTCAGGAAGCACAGCACCCAATCCAATGGATCCTATTATACTTCATTTCAGATTTAAATCTACCAACCCGGAAATGTATAAAATTTTAGCGGATATTTTTAAACAATATGACTCAATGTTTCTTGGACCGACTACAAGTTATGAAAATAATGGTAAAAATATGGGAAATCTAAAACTAATAGACTTACAAAAAAAAATAATTGTTATTGTCGAAAAATCAAATAACAGTTTTATGGAAAATAAAGATTTTTATGAATATGTGAATATAACAAGTAATTCTATTTTTATGCGCGCATTAACATATTATAGTGTAAAAAATACACCGGATATCGTAGAACTTCAAGAATTCAATAAACAAAATATGACTATTTCATTACCAGATAATGACTCATCTAATCCGGCAAATCCAAGTGGTATTGTTTGTAGAGAGACTGGGGTTCAAATGACCGCAATGAGATATCAATTGAATGATGTCAATATACAAGAAAATGATTCCTTTTTTGACAAATCGGGATATGCGTTTTGTTTAAAACCGGAGCGATTACGATATATACCTGTCATTATTCCTGATGCTACTCCACAAAATCCTGCTCTTTCATTCCAGACAAGAGAAGTGAAAGCGGATTATTATAGTTTCAAAATTTAGAAACAAACAATGAATACAATCATAATAATATTATTTTTTAGAAAATATAATATTATATAATATTCAGATAATATACAAACAAAATAATATGAAAAACAAAGTATGTGATAAAGGTTTATCATTTCAAGATTGTGAATTAGCCATTTTACGAACAGTCGTGGACAAGGCAGAAGAAAAAATTGGAAAAGCTTCGGTAAATTCACCCGAAATTAAACGAATGATTGAAATCGTAGAGAATTTTATCAGACATAAAAAACTCATCGTATATGGCGGAACCGCGATAAATAATATATTACCAAAATCAGACCAATTTTACAATAAAGATGTTGAATTATCTGATTACGATTTTTTTAGTACAGACGCATTAGGAGACGCAAAGGAATTAGCCGATATTTATGTGAAGGAGGGATTTCTTGAAGTAGAAGCCAAATCAGGACAACACCACGGTACATATAAAGTGTTTGTTAATTTTTTGGGTATGGCTGATATAACTTACATTCATAAAGATATTTATAACGCCCTTAAAAATGACTGCGTTAAGGTTAATGGTATTTTATATGCGCCTCCCAATTTTCTTAGAATGTCAATGTATTTAGAACTATCCAGACCTGCGGGTGATGTTGGGCGATGGGAAAAGGTATTAAAGCGTTTGACTTTATTGAATAAAAATTACCCTTTGAAAGGAACACATTGTAGTGACATGGATTTTCAAAGAGATTTGGTTACAAAAAACGACCAAGAGAAAATATATAAAACAGTGAGAGATTCATTTATACAACAAGGTGTCGTTTTTTTCGGAAGTTATGCGATTTCGTTATATTCACAATATATGCCAAAAAGTTTAAGAAAACAATTAGAACGTGTTCCTGATTTTGATGTATTGTCTGAAGAACCTGATAAAACCGCGAACATTTTAAAAGAACGACTAGAAGATGACGGTTTTAAAAATATAAAGATTGTTGAAAAACAAGCCATTGGAGATATTATTGCGCCTCATTATCAAATACTAGTTGGAAAAGATACTATTGCGTTCATTTATAAACCCATCGCGTGTCACAGTTATAATATAATTAATATTGATGGACATCCATTAAAAATAGCTACA